ATCTCCTGTACGGAAGAAGAAGGAGTTAACAACTTACAAAACAGACTTTTCGATGGAACAAAATGAACAAGTTAAAAAGAGAACCTCGGCAAAACAAAAGGTTTTTCTGAAAGCATTCGAGACCTCTTTTGGGAACATCAGTGAGGCTTGCAAGAAAGCCAATATCGGTAGGGGCACGTATTATCGGTGGATGAAGCTCAATCCCCGATTTGCACAACAGGTGGAAGATCTGAACGAAGAATTGATCGATTATGCGGAAAGCAAGCTGCTTACCCAGATCATGGATAACAACACGACGGCTATCATCTTTTTTCTAAAAACAAAAGGCAAGAAACGTGGCTATATAGAAACGGTGGAAAACGATGTTACTGTGAATCCGTTTTTGGAACTGATGAAAGCCGCAACGAATGAGAAAGCTCCTTAAGTGAAAGCAAAAAAATTTTGAAGAGCCGGAATGATCACCGTTCGATACATAGAACAATTCAGGGAATGGCAAAACGACTGGAACAAATTTGTCCGGGATGTGCTTCATGCCCGTTTGGACAAGGAGCAACAGGCCGTTGTTGAATCCGTACAGTACAACCCGTTGACGGCTGTTTGTAGCGGAACATCACGTGGGAAAGACTTTGTGGCAGCCTGTGTGTGTTTATGTTTTATGTACCTGACTCCAAAATTCAACAAGAACGGGGAATTGTTGGAGAATACAAAGATCGCCATGACAGCGCCCTGCTATGATAATGAAACCGAAATCCTTACCGATTCAGGATGGAAGAAGTTTGCTGACCTTACTTACGATGATAAGGTGGCGCAGCTCGGAGAGGACAACCAAATTGAATTTGTCACCCCGACAGACATTATCGAAGAACCGTATATAGGGGAGCTTATCGGGTGCAGGAACAAACTGCTGGATTTCCTTGTAACACCGGAACACCGATGCTTGTTTGGAACCGTGCCTCTGAGCATTGAAAAGGCTTTTGAGGTAAAGGAATATCATGACCGGATGATAACCGAAACAAACGGTGCTTGGTCGCAGTACAAGACAGCCAGACATTTTGGGATCAATCAGCCGAATGTGAACAAATACCTGAAGATCGCAGCCAGTAAGAATGGTTTTGGTGGGGAAATTAGAAAGGCTAAGGACATATACGGGCTCAATGGAAGATTTTGCAAGAAAGCGATATGGAACGGTGGTAAGAAGGAGGACCCCGACTGGTTTGAATTTCTTGGTTTCTGGTTTGCCGAGGGTAGCGCCACATTTAATACCAGACAAAGGAAATACCGAATCACGCTTACTCAGTTGAAGAAGCAAAATATTGACTATGTGGATGACCTAATACGGAGGAATAAACACCGTTTCAAAAACGATTTTCATAAATACAACAAAACTTCAGGTGGATACAATTGGGAGCTTTACCAAAAGGACATAGCTGAAGAATTCATTCGGTACGGCAAGCAGATTGTAAGAAAGATCCCTTCGTTTATCAAGAATGCGGATGTGGATTCAATGAAAGCATTTATTCATGGCTTTTTGGTTGGAGATGGATCCATTGATCTGAATGGATCGCAGAAACTTAGTACTGCATCAAAGGATTTGGCCAACGACTTGCATGAGATGTGTGTCAAGTGTGGAATGATTGCCAGCTTCAAAGAATATCTAAAAAGGGATTACTTAATTATTCATGACGGGAACAACAAGATAACTGGTCGTAGATACAACAGCCTGATGAAACCATATTACGAAATCAAGCTATCGACAAGGCGTGGGGAATTTCCTTGTGTAGCTAAAAGTCAATGGTACAAACAGGATTATTTCGGTATGGTTTATTGTGTTACCGTACCTTCCGGAGTTGTCATGGTGCGTAGAAATGGATACAACCATTGGTCGGGAAATACTGGCCGCCAAGTGAGCAACATTATGACTCCTGAGGTACGCAGACTCTTCAGAAACGCTAAGATCCTACCCGGCAGATTGGTGGCCGATGATATCCGGACACATTATGAAGAATGGTTTTTGACCGGCTTCAAGGCCGATGAACACAACATGGAGGCTTGGTCTGGTTTCCATGCGGTGAATACGATGTTTGTCCTTACCGAGGCTTCAGGGATAGCGGAAACGATCTACAACGCCATAGAAGGGAACCTTCAGGGCAATTCCCGGATGCTGATTGTATTTAACCCCAATTCGACAAGCGGTTATGCTGCAAGGGCAATGAAATCTCCCCGGTTCAAACATTTCAGGCTCGATTCGTTGAATGCCGAGAATGTTGTCAGCAAGCAAATGGTAATTCCCGGCCAGGTGGATTATGAATGGGTAAAAGACAAAGTGACTTTGTGGTGTACCCGGATCGAAGAAGATGTTTTCAGCGAGGCTGAGGGAGATTTTCAATGGGATGGTACTTTGTACAGGCCCAATGATCTTTTTCGTGTCAAGGTCAGGGGAATGTTTCCTAAGGTGTCGGAAGATGTCCTTATTCCCTATGAATGGATTGAAGCGGCCAACCGCAGGTGGCAGGATTGGGGTGATGATGCTGAAGGGGTATTCAAGGGCAGGGAAAACCGGTATGGTGTTGATGTGGCCGGCATGGGAAGGGATAGCAGCATCATCTGTAAGCGAACCGGTGATTATGTGGCATGGTTCTGGGCGCATCAGTCGGCAGGAAAGGCAGATCACATGCATGTTGCAGGAAAGCTTTCACAGTTATTAAAAGACAAGAACAAGGACATTGCCCTGATTGACACCATTGGTGAAGGAGCCGGTGTTTATTCCCGGCTCAGGGAGCTTGGTTACGACAACGCTGTTTCCTGCAAGTATTCTGAAGGAGCAAAGGGGCTGACAGACTTGACGGGAGTATACACGTTTGCCAACATGAAAGCATACCTGTATTGGGCGGTTCGGGATTGGTTGGATCCTAAAAACAAAAACAATCCTTGCCTTCCACCTGATGATGTTTTCATGCAGGAGGCAACGGAAATTAAGTGGAAGTTTCAAAGCAACGGCAGCATCATCATCGAACCCAAAGAAGATACGATAGAAAGGATTGGCTTTTCAACAGACAAAATGGATGCCCTTGCAAATACTTTTTACCCGGAAGAAAAGGTGCAATTTGGAGCAATATCGGAAAAACAGATTTTTAACGACTTTTACTAAAGACTAAGATTATGGATATAGGAAAAATCTTTGACGCAGGCAGAAAGGTGGAGGATATCATCGAAGACCTGAAGCAAAATACGCTAAACATACCGACATGGGCCAATCTCGAAAAGGACTTTGACACGAAGAATCATGACGTAATCACCGATTCAACGAGGAGACCGAAGGATAAGATGAAAGGAGGGCAGCGGGATGTGGCAGCGAAAATCACCTATGCAGCCGAGAAGATCGCTGTACGCAGGGTGACACAGATGGGATTCTCAACACCGGTAAAAAGACGTTACCTTACCGATGATGATGAACTGAAGAAGAAACAGGCAAGGGCGATTGAGGCGGTGTACAAAACAAACCGGATCAACGGGATAAACATGAAACGTTTTTTTGCCTATTTTGCCTCATGCCAGGTGTTCACGATCTGGTATACGGTTGATGATCGAAACAGTCTGTATGGTTTTGACTGTGAAAAGAAGCTCAAGTGCCGGAGTTATTCCCCGATGCCTCAGAGTATGTCGGGGATCACCAATGCCATCCCGTATGTGGTGTTTGATGAATACGATGATCTTCAGGTCATCTCCTTTGAATATAAGATTAAGCGAGATAATGTCGAAGTCAGACGTTTTGATTCCTATACTAAGGAAAAGCATTATCAATGGGAGAATGACGGTAAGGAATGGATTCCAAGTACAGCAGACGGCAACCCTGAGCCGATAACCATTCTTACGCATCCGATTGTTTACTGGTGGCGTTATTCCCCGTTTTATGAGGGGGTGCAGAACAACCGTGATGAAATTGAATTCTCCATGTCCAGGGGAAGTGATGTGATCCGCAAGAACATTCAGCCGATTGTCGTTATTAAGGGCAAATTGCTAAATCAGGGAGATGTGCCGGTGGGTGACAAGGCCAGGGAAGTGTACCAGGTTGAAATTGGCGGTGACGTGAACACGGTAGCTCCGGCCATCAAGCAGGAAGATACAAAAACGTTTATTGAAATGCTTAAGGAAAACATTGAGGAGGAAACGCAGATGCCGAACCTGACCATTGACCGGATCAAGGGATCGGGAGATTCAGGTGCTGCTCGTGAAACGCTTTTGACGGATCCCCACCTTCGGGTGATGGAAGAAGCTCATGATATCCTGTCCGGCTTGCACCGTGAGGGAAATATCATCAAACGCTTCCTGGGGCAGATGAACAAGGCATGGGAAAAGACCATCATGGATCTGGAGATAGAACATGTCATAACCCCATTCATTCAGAAAGACAGGGCAACAACCGTTAATACATACATACAGGCCACAGGTGGAAAGGCGATCATGTCGCAACAGGATGCCGTTGAAACTGCCGGTCTTGTCAGTGATACGGAACAATGCCTGGAGCGGTTGAGGAAAGAAGCCGACGAGGATGCTGCAAGAGAGGCAAACATCCGGTCGATTGAAATGTTCCCGATGGCACGTTAATAATGGCAAAAAAGTCAAATACAAGATCTTATCGTAAGGGAATATACACCAAACACCTTCGAAGAATTCAGCAGTATACAGCCTCCATAGAAGCACTTTATGAGGCTGTAAATGCTGAACTCATTAAACTTGCCTTACAGACAGGATATACCGGGGCTTCATCTCTTTTCAGGTTTTCTGATTATCCTGAAATCAATAAA